TGAGGACAGTTCCGCAACCACCACTCACACCGTACAGCAAACCCCGTCGTTCGAGAGCGGTACGACCTATGCGTTTTCGGTGTTCTGCAAGGCCGACACCAGAAGTTACATCCAGATAATATTTCCCAGCCTTGCCTTTGGCTCGATCTTGCGGACATGGTTCGATGTCGGAAGTGGGACGATCGGAACAACGGGCGCGGGCTGCACGGCCTTCATCCACAACGTCGGCGGCGGCTGGTATCGCTGTGTTGTCATCTGCACGGCAACCGCCTCTGCAGCAGCCAGTGTCTATATCGCCCTAACCACCGGCAATGGGGTAACGAACTACACCGGCGATGGAACCAGCGGTCTGCATATCTGGGGTGCCAACATGCGGGCTGAAGATCGCGTTACTTCCTATGTGCAGGTTGGGGCCTCACCGGTCGTGCGTGCAGCCGACGTGGGCCTCATCACGAATGGTAATGCGCTGGCCGACCAGTGTTGGATCGTAAAGGGCCGCACACCGCGCAAAATTGCGAGCGGCGCGATCAACGTTGCCTTTCAGGTCGACGATGGACTGGACAATAATCGCCGCGTGCTACGCTACGGCACGGATAGCCAACTACATCTTATTGCAACGGTCGGCGGCGTCGATCAGTGCGATCTGGACATGGGCGCGGTTGCGGCCAACACGGACTTCGCCATTGCGGTACGCTGGGCCGACAACAACTTTGCAGCGTCGCTCAACGGCGCTGCCATCGTAACCGACGTATCCGGATCGAATCCGCTCGGCCTCACAACGGTGCGAGTTGGTCGAGATGCCGCAGGAAGTTATTGGAACAGCACGCTTCGCACGATTAAGACACAACCGACTGCGACGGACGGCGAACTTCCACTACTTGCAGCTTAGGAGAAACAGATATGTGGTCGCCTGTAATTTATTGTCAGCATGCTGATGAAACAACCGCTCGTGCTGCTGCAACTGCGTTGGGTGTAATCTTTCCGTCTTCTGGACATGTTCCAACAGGAAACGAAAACTATGCATTATACGCTCCTATGCCTGCCCCTTGGATAACATCACCAGTCATTGACGACGAAGGCATTGAAATTACCCCGGGCGTTCAGGAACAAGGATATTGGTCAATGCTGCGATTGAATACAAATTGGATAGGTTATCAAGCAACATTAACAGCAATCGAAGCATCTGGTGTGCGGCGTCATATAGATAATCCATCAGTTGTATGGGCATAAAAAGTTATGCCTCTAATTAAAACATTCACGTTCGATGAAACGGAGAATCCATGGCAGCTTGGATTCTTTGAATGTAGAGACACAATTGCAGGATACACAGGTGGATTCGGTAACGGTAAGACTGCATCCCTTGGAATCATTGGAGCTACAATTGCACGCACGTATGAGAAAGCGCGCGTGCTTGTAGGCAGAGCTACACGTCCTAAGCTAGAAGATAGCACAAAGCCTGAGTTGTTGAAGTGGTTTCCAGAAGATTGGGTAGAACGTATGCCCACAGATCGGCACAACAATCTAGTTGTGGCCGGTACAGGGAGTACGATTGAATTCCGGCACATTCGACAAGAAGGTAAAGGTAAAGGCGAACAACAGTCAAATCTGTTGTCTGCTACATACGATGCTATTCTAGTTGATCAGTTAGATGATCCTGAGTTCTCGTATAAAGACTTTGAAGATTTGATTGGACGGTTGCGTGGCACTGCACGGTACATCGGTGACGATCCTACAATGCCAAAGATCGGACCACAATTCTTTCGTTTCGGGGCAAATCCTACGCGTAATTGGTTGCATCGGGAAGTCGTAGCACCATTCTTCTTGTACGAAAAGACAGGCATTATTTCTTCTAAGCTCTTGCGTGATTATGAGACAAACAAACCTATCGTTAAAATCTTCAATGCTCCGTCACGTGCGAATCAGAAGCATACAGGCGAACAGTACGTCAACCGTATGCGCTCTGTGTTTCGTGGGAGTAATGCAAAGCGATTCATTGATGCTGATTGGAGTGCATACGAAGGCTTGATCTTTCCTGAGTTTGATGAGTCTGTGCATGTTATAGAAGAAAGCATCATGCAGAAGTTCATCAAAGAGCAGCTTGCAAATGACGCACTCGGAATCATTGAAGGCTATGACTATGGGCAGGCCAGTGCTAGTGCGTATCTCTTTCAGTTTCACAATGACGCAGGCGACATATTTCTAGTTGATGGTTTCTACGAAGCAATGATGAAGATTAACAAACAAGCACAACGCATCAAAGAAATTCGACGTGAATGGGGTGTGCTGCCAATTGACAGGCCGTACGCTGATCCTGACATCTTTCGTGCTAAGAACGCCACGAAAGACAAAGTAGCCGAACCTGTCTCGACTATGTTCTCAGAAGCTGGCATTGACTTTCAACGTGGTGCTAACAATGTTGCAACTGGTCTTGAGAAGTGCGGCTCATACCTTGCTATTGACAAGTTGCACCGCCATCCAATTACACGTAACTTCGGGGCACCGCGTTTCTTCGTTAGCAGCAAGGTTGAATTCTTCACAAATGAAATCGTAGACTACTATTGGAACAAGAACGTACTAGGACAGAATGTAGACAAACCACAGGATCGCAATGACCATGCAATGAACGCATGGAAGTACAGCTTGACACGTCGTCCTAGTGTTGTAGGCAAACTACGTAGACGCAACAACATCCTTGACATACGTGCAATGCAGTGGTCCGAACAAGCTGATGACAAGCGCGGACAAACTCTTCCTAGACATCTGTGAGTGAATGAACATGGCAATGCCTCCTCGTCCTAGCGGTGTCGAAACTGCAATTGATACACAGAATGCAGACCTTGAAGATGCACAGACATTCATGCCGCCTATTGGTGTGCAGGGGCCTACGCAAGTGTACAAGCTTGATCCTGCTACCAAGGTTCCGGTATCTAAGTTTGAAGGCAATGTATGGGAAGGACGCAAGAAAGGTGGCCTCAAGCGTTTGACTTCTCTTATCAGTGGATGGGATGAAGCTGAATACTACTATGACAATGCACAGGACAACCATCGAAAAGAGACTGCAGGTGATCAGTCAGGTACACGCAACTACGGCAAGGATAGACGTGACGCATTCAGCATGACGCAGAATGTCGTGTACGCTACAGTGAATGCAGTTGTTCCGAATATCTACGCAAAGAATCCCAACGTAGAAGTTACAATGGTTGATCCGCAGCAAGAGCGTGTCGGTGTGATGATGGAACATCTGCTGAACAGGCTTGCTGATCAACAGTACACTCCTGGACTTAATCTAAAACCTAAAGTCCGCAAGAGCATCGTACGTTGTGAAATTACGAATGAAGCTTGGGTGATGATTGGATGGACTAAGAAAGAAGACAGTGCTGATGGTGCACGTGAAGACATTCGGCGTATCGGCACAGAGCTTACCGAAGCAAAGGACCAGAATGAAATCCTGCGTCTTGAAGGTGAGTTGCTTGCACTGGAAGAAAGCATTGACTTGCTTGATCCTGCAGGTCCTTGGGTCAAGACAGTACAAGCGAAGCAGGTTGTGATTGACGATGCATCTGTAGAAGATGACTTCTCTGATGCTAACTGGAAAATGGTAAACGTTCTTCTTCCTACGAACTACTTGAATGCACGCTATCGTCAGAAGAATAAAGATGGGCAGTACACTAGTGCTTACGAAGCATCGCATGTTGTAGATGCTACTACTTCAATGACAGATGCGAATGCTATGCAGCAGGAGTTGGACAACTTCAAACTGTTCGATAACAGCAAAGACAATCCTAAGGACTACGGCTATGATGACCGTCGTGCATATGAGCGTGGCAAGCGTACGTCATGCTGGTACTGTTTTGACAAAGTGAAGCGACGTTTCTATCTGTACTCTGAGAAGGATTGGACTTGGCCCATTTGGGTATTTGAAGACCCATACATGTTGCCGAACTTCTATCCGTTGCGTCGTCTGCAGTATCATAGCAGCCCTAAGAGCAATCGCACACGTGGAGAAGTCTCACACTATCTAGATCAACAGGATGAAATCAACACCATCTTGGACGAGTTGAACCGTGCACGTGTATCGCTACGTGACAATACACTGTTCAACAGCAACGTGCTTACAGTGAAAGACGTTGAAGACATTCTGTTGAACGCTAACAAGAAGATGAAAGGTATTAAGGTTCCAGAAGGACAGAAGCTTGAAGACTTGATCATGGGTCCGCCTATGCCATCACTACAGCACAAGCACTTGTGGGATACAAGCACTGCTATGCAAGGCGTCACCATGGTTAGTGGTGTCATGGAAGCGATGCAAGGTGAGCAGTTCAAGACAAACACAACGAACGATGCAATTGCTAGTTACAACAGCATCAGCGGTGTACGTCTTGATGAAAAGCGTGACGCAGTTGAAGATTTTATTGGCGGAATCATGGCAGATGTACTGTTCATGTGGCTGCAGTTTGGTGATCCTGAAACAACACTAGACCTTGTTGGTTCACAGTATGCAAACGAAGTGCAAGCTATTCAACAGTTGCGCGATCCTAAACAGATACGTCGCAAGGTGCAATGCACTATCGAAGGCGGCAGCACACAGAAGCCTACAAGTGCGGCGAAGAAGTCAGAAGCTCTTGCAGTTGGACAGATTCTTGGACAGTTCGCAAGTAGTTCTCCAACAGTCGTGCTGCTCTTGTTAAAAATCTTTGAGCGTGCTTTCGATAGTGTTGTTGTAACTGAAACAGATTGGAAAGAATTGCGTCAAGGCATTATGATGCAGTTGCAGCAAGGCAATGGTGGAACATCACCGCAGGGACATGGTCAAGCTACAGA